CACATCAACCACCAGCAACTGACTCATGTCGCCGAAGCGCGAGTGCGCGGTGTTGATGTCAACGTAGTTGATCGGCCCGGTGCCGCTGTCATAGATGACGGTGGCGCCGACGTTCTCGATAGCTGCCACGGCTGCGGCAATCGCGGAGTTGAGCATGTCCTTCATGATCGCTTCTGCCATATTGCGGCTGATGACCTCCACGGCCGCGGCCGGGTTGTCGCCGACCCAGCGCAGTTGCGCCGGCTCCCACGCGACCGGGCCGAAGCCGCCAGCGATCTTGACGGTGTTGTGCTGGATTTGCGCCAGCGCCGTCGAAGAAGCGGAGGTGTTGGTGGCGTAGCGGTCGACGCGACGCTGCGCGGCGTGCAGCGAGCTGAACGACGAGCGCATCATGTAGTCGCCGTCGAAGCCTTGCGTCGACAACTGGATGGCGCCTGCGGAGGCGCCGTTGAACTTCTCGACCATCTGGGCCAGGGTTTCGATCGTCGCCTCGCGGACGTACTGATTGAAGACCTTCATGTCGCTGAGTGCCATGATTCACATTCCTTGTGCGCGCCCAGGACTTCGCCCAGGCTTGGTTACTTGAGTTCCGGGTACTTCGATGCGAAGAACGCCGTGCGCTCGGCGGGAGTGCCGTCGAGCTTGCCCTTTTGCTGACCGCTGAATCCGTTGCCCCCAGGACCGGCACCGTTGCCCGCGCCGCCGCCCGACGCGCCCGAGCCTTTGATGAGGTGCGCCTTGTAAGGGTGCGACTCCACCAGTTGCTCGATCGCTTCATCGGCGTCCGCCAACTCGCCGGGCCGCGCCCGCGAGTAGATCTTGGCGCCGTTGGCGTCGTACGCGACCACCTTGCCGTCTTCCACCTTGAGCTGCTTGCCAAAGAGCGCCTGCGCAATCTCCACGCCCGCAGGACCCTCGGTGGCGAACTTGTCGGCGATGTATTTCGACCGACTGAACGCACCGCCGACCATGTGGGCGTGTAGCTGGGCCTCCAGCGTTTCCTTGGACTTGACGATGGGGGCGAACCGATCCTCGACCGCCTTGATCGCCTGCTCGATGGCCTTGTCACGCTCGCCGGCATCCACCAGCTTTTTCGCATCCAGGTTCGCCACCAGTTCCAGCGCCTTGCGGGCTTTGGCGGCGTCTTCGATGCCTGCAAACGGCTTGAGTGCGGCTTCGGCTGCTTCGGCGCGTTCGCGGTGACCTTTGGCCTCGGAGTTGAGGCGGCTGATCGTGGCGACCGTGCCCGCGGCGTCAAAGGCGACTTCCTTGCCGTCGTCGTGAACATAGACCGGCTTGCCATCTTGAACAACGGCGTGACCTTCGGCGGTGAGTTTGAGTTTCATGGGTGGGGGTTAAGTTCCTGCGGGCATCCGCCCAAGCAGTGCGGAGGGGCCATCCGGCCCAAAGCACCCATCCCCCATCCGAGGGCTGGGCAGTGAGTGTAAAAAGCGCTTGACTTTTTCACAATATGCGGATTCTACGACAATCGTATGGGTTCTGGACAAACTTTTTTGTGAGTCCGTCAATGGTTAAATAAGTCAATGGCGTTGCGGAGTTCCCCGCAGGACGCGCAGGCCACGGTGGGTGTCGAGTCGATCAAAATGGCCGTGAACAACTCGCCCTGACATTGGCCGCACTGCCATTGTGGAAACACCTCATAGCGCACGAACCGCTTGTACACGCCCTTCATGGCACCGCAGCCCTCGCATTCCATCGAGTTGACCGCACCGCCGACCGGGATGGCGACGTGCCACTCGTGGCCACAGGCGACACATACCGCGACACCCTGGAGGTGTGGCACCTCAGTGGCACGCGGCTTGAACGGCAAGACGGCAGCACTCATGACGCACCTAGCCTTCGAGCGCGCAGCTGGTCCAGCGTCAGCAGCCGGCCGCGGTTGTTCAGGAACCCTTCGACGCTGACCTGCCCGCGGCGGTACATGGCGCCGCGCGTCGGCCCCAGCACTTCATCTTGTCGCGCGGCGCTTTGGCGGCTGAGCCAGTCGGCGTATGTGTTCGCGTTGGGGATTTCCCCCGCCACGAGCGGGGCGGAGGTCGAGCGGCAGTTGTAATGGTAGCGGCCAGGGCCAGCGCCCCAGTCGTAGGCGTGTCCGATGGGGCGGTGCGCCTCGTCGGCCGTGTAGCGCTTGCCGGCTCGTGCGATGCACCAAGTAGAGGTGTGCGTGTCGAGCACCGACAACCACACGACGGCGCGGATGATCGTCGGATTGAGCGCGCGGAACGCAGCGACGGTGTACGAGACGGCGTGACTCAGGGCCGTGCGAATCGTCGTCTCCAGATGGTGGCGTGACGTGTTAAACAGCCCGTCTGTGAAGCCTGCGGATTTGGTGCCGCGGAGCGAGCGCACAATCTCGTCTGCCGTCTGGCCGTTGACAAACCCGGCCTGCGCCGCGCGGCGGATGGCCTCGGCACGCTTGGCGGCGAGCCCGCGCATCGTCTCCGCGATGGTCAGTCCGATGATCGGCACCGCGAGCATGTCGGCCACGGTGCGTGCGGTGTCGAGCGGTGTGGGCCGCTGATCCTGTGCGCGCTCGGTCAGCGCCAGTTGGTATTCAACCTCCTCCTGCGCAAGCGCCTCCATCCGTGCCGCGAGGTCACGAGCCGCGTCGCCATAAACGCGCTCATTGGCCAGCAACGCAGGGGCCAGGGCCGCGTCGACCTGGGCCGGCGTGGCGTTGGTCGGCAGGGACAGGAGCGCGGCCAGCAGGAGCGCGAACAGCGCGGCATCCTCGTCGTTGAGCTGGCCCATCTCCTCGCGCACAACGCTGTTGGCGTAGTGTTGCAGGTCGATCTGGTGATCGATCGATGCGTCCAGGAGTTTTTCGTTGGGCGTCATGACAGCATCAGCAGTATGACAAGGATGATCGCCCGAAGCCGGTTGTCGCGGCGCTGTTGGGCGACGGCTTCGAGCTGATCTTCGGCGAACTGCTGCGACGCGGCTCGGCGCTCCAAGTCGGCGCGCTGCAGCCCGGCGATCGTCTCCGTGATGAATCGCTGAACGGCGTTGGTCGAGCGCTTGGCACCGCTGGCGAGGAACGCGCGCAGCGATTGCTCGACAACGAACGCTTCGGCATCTGTGAGGGCCGATCCAACACGGGCCACAGCCTCCGACATGGCGCGCTTGATGCGGCGGCGCGAGACACGATCGAAGTCCAGCGCCGTCTCGGCTGCGTAGCCTGTGACGCCGCGGAGCCTGCCACCGGCGCCCAGAAATGGCGGAGTAAAGATAGCGCGCAGACCGTAGCCTACCGTCACGGGAATCGTAGCGTATGTCCCCAGTCCCAGTCCTCGCGCAACGATGCTCATGGCTTGTACATGACAACAGCAAGCGTCTGCGAATCTTCGTTCCACGCATCAAACGCGCCGCAGTTCATAGCGACGAGTCGCTTTAACAGAGAATCTTGTTCCGCCTGCGTCATATCGCGCGCCTCCGAACCGTAGTAACGCACTCTGGCGACAACCCCAGGAGTAAAGTGGACCTCGATTGCATCACCCAAATCAGGTGGCGGCGCCGTCAATCTAATGCCGGCACCTTGGTAAATGGCGAACCCAGCGCCGTTGTGCCAGACAACCTCAATCGTCGCGGGGTGCACTGGCAAGCGCCGTCAGAATTGCTAACGCGCCGACCACAAAGACAAGCAGCCACAAAACCGCGGGGTGAATTTGTGTCAGCGCGCAAGGCATTCGTTAAGGCTTGACAACGCTCGCCACGGCAGCAAGCAGCGCGCCTTGGATTTCGTCTGCAGTCTCTTTAGAGATTCCGGTGTAACCCAGTGCGACCTCAGACGTGCCCTGCCCATGATCGGCGCGCATCTCTGCGCGCAAGTCATTGTCGCCGCCAGGGCTTGCCTTCGCCTTTGTCCCATCGACCTGCGATGCGACGCGTGCCGTGCCCCACGACTGCAGACTCGACAGCACACCATTCAGCGCACTTTGCAGCGCGACGAAGGTGGCGTAACCCATCTTCTCGAAATTTTGAACTTGCGTCTTTCCATCGCGCGTAATGACGATGGACACATTGACTGTCTTTGCCATGATTGGCTCCTGAGTTAAAGAATCGTCTTGCGGACTTGCTCCGGCCGCTGCGGAGTGCCCGCGACCCAACTGATAGCGACCTCCCTTCCATCCGGGCTTAGAAGAGCGGGCAACGCCTGTCTCGCCACCCATTTACTCCCCTTCGGCGCCCACGACGGAACGGGCCACGTATTTGTCGTCTTGGCCCCATAAGTTACCGCAGCAGTCGCTGCCGTTGTCGTCAATCGATGCTGACTGATAAACGCCTGACACTTGCGTACCAATTCGTCTACTGAGTCAGCCTCGAATACGACCTTGACTCGCTCAGCCAGAGACACCGAGCAGCCCTTGACCAGTTGAGGCCGTCATCGGGCTCGTCTCCGGCTGATCCAGCGGGTCAACAACGGTCACATAGTCCGTGATGAACTTGCTGGCCTTGCTGATGATCGCCATGAGCCGCGACGAGTCGAAACTGATCAGGTTGCTGGACAGTTGCGACGATTGGCTATTCGCCAGTTCCTCGCGCGCCAACTCCAGCAGCATGCACAGGTCATACAGCGATTCATTCTCGAACAGCGGTACGGCCGGCGGCGTCGGCAAATCGATGTACGTAGGCCCAGTTTCCGGCAGATCCAGCGACGGCTGCGCCACGACCCAATCGTGATAGGCGACGACGGCGCCCAGGTACGAGCGGGCGCGGGCCACGTCAAAGCTAATCGTCTGACTCACGCCCGACGACTGGCTTTTCATGATCTCGACAATGAATCGATTGATCCGCCTCACCAATCCATAAACATCGGTGTTGGCGGTGCGGTTCAGCTTCTGGGTGGTTGCCATTTCGGCTCCTTCGGGGTTGTGCCTTTCGGCGGGTTGTCAACGTATCAACGAGGAATAGGCGGCTTCGCAGGTTCTTCCGGCGATGACGGCTCGGTCAGCCGCTGCAGCCACGTCTCTATATCGGTCTGTGCATTGGCCGAGAACTTCGGCGAGTCGGTCTGCCGTGCCTGCGCCGGCAGTGGAGGTATCGCCGGCAGGTGCGCTGGCGGCGCGTATAGCGTCGAGTCGCTGGCGCAGCCGCTCAGCAGCACCAGCAGCAGCACCAGCAGCAGCGCGGGCCTTGACGGTTTGTGCTTCAGCATCTTGCGTCGCCTTCTGTTGCGCAGCGAGACGCCGCGCGGTTTCACGGATATTGTCTGCCAATGCAGCCTCGGTGCGCTTCGCGGCTTCGATCTGCGCTTGCTGGTACACCTTGGCCGCGCTCTTGGCTTGGTAGCGCTGATACCCACCCCAGGCGAGGCAGGCAGCGATGGCATAGGCCCACCACGGGATCGCGCGCAGGAAAGCGAGGATGGGCGCGAAGATCATGCCCAGCCCTTGATGCGCTGTTTCCAGCGGTTCCAGACCACCACGCCACCGACGACGACCAAGAGCATCGGGGCGAGCGCGGATACAGGAATGCCTAGCGTATCGACGATGACCGTGCGGGCACTCGCCGCGACGCCGCCGACGACGCCCAGGTGCTCCTTGACTTCGCCAAGCACTGACGCACTGCCCGCGACAACCGCGACGGCGCCGCTTTGGATGATTGGAGACTTGGCGACCGAAGACTGCGGCGCCACGGCTTGCGGCATGCGCAGTTCCGGTGCGTCATCAGCCGGGCGCAGGTACAACGCGCCCTCTGCCGCGCGCCTGGCGGTCAGGCCGCGCAGCTCCTGGCGCACACCGTTGACAGTCGCCTGATTCCAAAGACTGAAAGCGCGAGATGCCGACTGCGGATCGTTGCGGTTGTGTGCCTTCAGCACCGACGACTTCCGAAAGTTGCCGTGCCCGATGTTGTATTGCAATGACACCATCGCCCCCAACTCGTAGGGCGAAGGCTTATCCGTGCAAACGGAAAGCACCTCGTCAGCGCGTTCGCGCAGCGTGGCGCACAAATCTTCGTCGGCCTGTTCCTTCGTCCAGACCATGCCCATCGTCACGCCCTTAGTCTGGCCCCAGCCGATGGTGGGAAGGCCAGCCGGGCAGCGGTAGGCGTGCAGGCGCAGCCCCTCGCTATTGGCGATCAACTCGACCGCCGCCAGCGGGATCGGCCAGTCGAGATTCGGATTGGGTAGAGGGCGCGCCATTTTAGGACACCAGAATGAGCACTCCACCGAGCGCGGTTGCGATGGCGTCGCCGACCGAGACTGTGTGCGGCTCTGGCTCGCCGCGCGCCGCTGCGCGTTTGTTCGTGCCACGATCAACCACGCACTCCTTCACAACGCCCGCCAGCACAGCCGCGAGTAGACCAGCGCCCTTCGCCCACAACCGATCGATACCAGCAAAGGCCATGCAGGCGTGCATAACCAGAAGTGCGATGCCGGCGCCGTAGATGAAGTGCGTGGCCTTGTCGTGGGGTATCGTTGGCAGCTTCATGCTCGGTTTCCTTTCATGTCAAGCGCTCTCTGCGCTCTGCGCCTTGGCCGCGATAGGGCTGGGTGCCGTCCGCATCCTCGAACAGCGGGCCTTCCAAGATGACGGTTGTGTCGTCATCGTCATAAAGGCGCTGCACGCCCGCCACCGGGTCTGTAATCAGCTTGTTGCGAAGCAGCTTCTCAACCGTTGCCATTCGCCCGGTTTGGCAGCACTCAAGGATGGCAACTAGCGTTTCTTCGGCCGTCAGGCCGTTGGACAGGACGTAGCTCCATACGGCTGCAGCGCCTGCGCCTGCCGTGTTGTGGACTGCCGAACCTGCGACAGCGGCAGCAGCGGCCTCCAGTGCGCCTGTGGCGACGTGCGGGGCAACATGAACAGCAGCGCCAGCAACCGTCGCCGGCCCTGCCGCGATGGCGCCTTCTGCCGTGTGCAGCGCAAGGCGAGTCGCAGAGCCTGAGGCCGTCGCGGCACCAGCAGCAAGCGCCCCGGACGCCGTGTGTAGCGCGAACCGCTGTGCAGCACCGACCACGGCAGCGGCTTGTGCAGATAGGGCGCCATCCGCATCAAATGCACCGTCTGCCGTGTGTTCTGCATCGCCAGCGACCGTCGCGGCACTAGCGGCCAGCGCACCGGATGACGTGTGTAGGGAAAGGTGCGCGGCGCTACCTGCGACTGACGCGGCCTGAGCGGAAAGCGCGCCTGTTGCAACGTGCTGGTGTGCCGCCGCGCCAGCAACCGTAGCCGCGCCCGCCGCGAGCGCGCCACTTGACGTATGCAGCGCGAGGTGAACTGCAGAACCTGCGACGGTCGCGGCTTGTGCTGAAAGCGCACCAGTGCTTGTGTGCGGTGAAAGCGCCGAGCCAGCGACGGCTGCGGAGCCCGCGACGAGCGTGCCAGAACTTGTGTGCAGCGTCTTGTGCGCCGCCGACCCGGCGACTGCGGCAGACTGCGCGGACAGCGCACCAGTTGCGGCAAGCGCCGTCTTGATGGCCCCCACAGTCGGCGTCGCATATGTCAGCGCGACATCGTCATAGACCGTCCAGGCGGTCGTGTAGCTGGTGCCCGCCGACAGGCCGGTGATGGCCGTAGACTCGTCGATCTGAATCGTGCCGCTGGTGGCGAAACCCGCCTCGCTGCCGCTGTAGTTGGCGGGCGAGTTGTCTGACTGATTGCCCGCAGCGATCTGCGCGCCAGTGGGTGTGCCTGTCCAGCCACTGGACAGATGCGCTATCCAGTAGGCGATCTGCGCCATGTCAGTACGTAGCCGTCACGCGCGGGCGGAATCCGCTGCTGGTCAGGCTGCCGGGCACCCAGGTTGCTGAACTTAGAGTCGGCAAAGAACTCGCAGCGGCAGGAATAACCACGCGGCGCGTCTTATACGCGGCCCCAATTCCTCTAGATAACCGGCGCGCAAGATTATCAGAGACCATCCCTGATATGACTCCGAGAAAGAACACGTTGCTTTCAGACGGTTCTGCAGTCGGATTAGATTTTGAGCCACCGATGCGAGTCTCTGCCGAAGTAGCAGTAATTGCACCAGTGCCGGCTTCTGCATAATTTACAGACGATGAGTATTTGATCCCGTTTACAAAAAACGCAACATTACTTGCATCTGCGTGTTGTGATACGGTGAAAGAATTAGAAGCAGCAACTACAGTGTATATTGTTTTTGTTTGAATCGAACTGTAAGTAGACTCCATCCATGCACGTTCAGTAGCAATACCACCAGCCCGTCCTAGATATATTTTTCCAGAAGACGTAACTCCAAACAAAAATGGTGAGTCGTACCAATCGGGACTATCAGAACTGCAGCTTGCTATTACCCTATTTGAAGGAATGGCCTCAATAGAGAAAGTGCAAACAAGCGTTAGCGGCCCTGTAACTGCTAGCCTTGTGTCGTGCAGCGTCAAATAGCTACTAGAATCCCCGGCGGTTTTGACCGCCAAACCTGCCGGCCCGGCAGAGTATGCTACGCCAGTTGGTGTTGTGCTATTAGTACCGCCATTAGGCCCCAGACCAAAATTAAACGCACCCGACCAGCGAGCACCATTGTCTAGGTCGATTAGCTCTGCGGGGCCTGTTGGCTGTTTGCCAACGTGCGAGTTGCTATAGCTCAACATTCCGTTGACTATCAAACAGAGTCATAGCTGCGCGGACGGTAGTACAGCGTGTTGCCGCTGCCTGCTAGCGTCACATTGGCGCGCGAACGGATGCCAAACCTAAACTTTCCGCTCGGCAGTTCAATTGCCGCCTGACTCGACGAGACAACGCGACGCGCTGCCGTAGCGGCCTTCAGCGGTAGGAACGCAACGAAGTAGTGCGATTGTTCCGGCGCGTCGCTGGTGGTGTTTCCGGTCCAATCTGGATAGTTCGTGCCGTCAACGCTGGGAACGATGTATACCTCGATCCCAGCATCTGCGCCCGTGAACGCGGCCGATCCGAGAGCCAGATCCAAATCCGCGAAGGCGTACTTATTTGAACTGTTGTCGATTTCGTCGCTCAGGTCCGCCCACTCGTTGTCTGTTAGCGAGTTGATCTGCTGCGTGCCGCTGAAAACGACCGTGATGGCCGACGCGAGGTAACCGGAAAGCTTGAGCGTGGTCATAGCTTACGGCTCCAATTGCATCGCGTTGCCGACATCGGTGTCGCGGATCGCGCCCACATAGACAAGATCGCCCGGCGTTTCTGTTGAGCCCGCGCCCGTCGCAAACAGCCGCTCGCCGCGTGTTGCTGGGCGCTTGCAGTGCGCGTAGACGGCAGCGCGCACATTCAGATCAGACTGCGTTCCCTTCCACACCTCATCAATACCCAGACGGACATTCATCTTGCTCGGGTTGATGGCCGCTTCGGCGTTGTCGAAAAGCCACTCCCAGATACGCGCCTTGCCGACGCTCAGGTTATCGACGCGCACCCAGTCGAAACCGTTTTGCATGATCTCGTCTTGAGAAACCTTCGTTTTCCAGACGATGAACGCCGGGACGGATGCCGCGTTGAACCAATCAGCCATTAGCGTGTTTTGGCCGTTCGTTCTAGCCTCGACGAACGCGGGGTCTGTAGCAGCGTCAATTGCTGCGCGCAAGACTGGAAGTTGTTCAGTGGTCAGTGCCATGTCAGTTCCTCAAGGCATCGCTGTGTAAATGAGCGAACTGCACGAAACCGTATCGCCAGCGCCAATCGTCAAACCTCCGGTCAGATTGATGTCTGAGCCAGACGCAGCCACGGCGCAGTGAACGACAACCGTCCCGCCGCCAGTTTCTAGGGTTGCGTTTGCAACCGCCGAAGCGTTGCCGGTGGCGTTGGTGTCGCTGGTGATCGCGTTGGCGGTGATGACGCCCGACGACGAGGCGCCAAAGGCCGGGTTGCCGAAGGCGAGCGTGGCGACGGCGGTGCCTGGCGAGCCCGCCGTTCCGCTCAAGCGAAACACCAGCTTTGCAGCTGTGCTCAGCGTTGAGTCAACGAGGTCCGCAACGGCGTCACGGAATGCTGTCGGATGGGTCACGGCCATGTTCAGGCTCCAGTTGTGGGTTCGCCGGCCTCGGTGCCGACAATCTCATACGTCTCGACCTTTCCGGTCGCGGCGCGAGTAACTTGGATGGTTGCGCGCAGGACGGCCGGGCGCGCGACCAGTTCCATCGCGGCTTTCTCGGCGGCGCTGATGCGGCGGGCCTGGCCTTGCAGGATCGCGGGTTCGGTCTTCAGTTGCGGGGTCATTGCATCACAGCGCCGGTTATGTTCCCGTCGCTGTCCTCGGTAAATTTGACGGCGCTGCCCTTTTCGATCGTGACGTTCACAGGCGGTGTGCTCACGCTCACGTTGGGAGACGCCACGTTGACGATGGGAGGCTGCTGTTCTGGCACATTGATGTTGTTGGTGATCTCAGGCAGCGTGATATGCGGCGCCTCGATCGTGATGGCGGCCGGCGCAATGTTGACGACAGGTGGCGCCTGCTCGGGCACGGTGACGTTGATTGTTGGGGCTTCGACCGTGATCTGCGGAGCAGGCTGCGCCTCGACGTTCACGATGGGCGCTGGGAAGGTGATGCTGCCGATGGCCGTGATGAGCGCGTCCAGGTCGAAGGGCGGCGCCTGCGGCTGAGTAGTTGCCGGGCTTCCACCGGCCGCGGTTGACAAGTCCTCTGCACTGGCGCTGCCAGAATTCGTCGCCGCCCCCATCTCGCCCAGCGCCGGACCCTGTGCGTCAATTCGCGCTTGCTCATCCTCCCACGACACATCGGCGGCCAGGATGCCTCGGCGCTGGTACTCACTGTGCAGCGTTTCGTCGCTCAGCTTGCCGGCTTGGTTCGTGGACAGAAGAAGCTGCGCCGACGCTTCTTGCAGCGACGCGGCACCGTAGTCGTTGAAGACGGTAACGTGGCCACCACTAGCTTCGCCCACCCAGTCGGCCGTGATTTGGAGTGCCATGTCGAGCGCATCTTCGAACCCCTGTGTGATGCGTTGCAGGACGCACATGCCGACAGCGTTCTCGGTCTGTATCTGCGTGGCGGTAATGCGGCCAGGGTCGATGACGAGCAGTTCGGCGCCCGCTTGCCGCATGCGTTCTTCCAGGACCTTCAGGTCCGCGGCCCCGGCCTCGATGGCCATACCCTTGTGCTCGACGAACTCCATCTTGGAGTCGGTGGGCAGCTTGATCGCGGATGAGGAACCGACCGTCATGGTCCACTCGGAATCCTCGATGCCCGTGACGGTCAGGATCGGCACCCGGGCAACGTGGAGGATGTTCTGCTGATCGGAGGCCGACTGCCAATGCGCGACGTTCAGGTGCG